CCAATTGAAGTTATTGATATTGATGAGAACCAAGAACTTGCAATGGACTATGGCATTCGTGGCGTTCCAACTTTAGTGATGATAGATGGTGACATTGAAGTTAAAAGAGTTTCTGGTATGCTAATGAAAAATCAATTGACAGAATGGTTGGGTGCTTAAATGGACTGGTCGTTTGGTATAATGGAAATAATTTTTCTTGTATTCAGTTGTATCGTTCTTTTTATTCAACACATAATGAAAAAATCAGAAACTGAAATTGACAGAGTGATGAGAGAAGCCGAACAAGTTAAACACACACATGCAGAAGTCATTTATATAAGAAGTCAGATTCACGATGATGAAATTTATATTTGGAATGTTACTGATAATACTTTCCTTACGCAAGGAAAAACTTTTGAAGATGCGGTGCAAAAATTTATGAAAAACAATCCCAATAAAATACTAAAGATTAAGGTAACGGAATGAGTGTAACAAAAGTAAAAAGTAATTTAATGGATGGCAGAGATGCATTCAAGCCATTTAACTATCCATGGGCATATGACGCATGGCTAAAACACGAACAGAGTCATTGGTTGCACACAGAAGTTCCAATGGCTGAAGACGTTAAAGATTGGAAGAAAAAGTTAACAGTAGAAGAAAAACATTTTCTCACAAACATTTTTCGTTTCTTTACACAAGGTGACATTGACGTTGCTGGTGGTTATGTAAAAAACTATCTACCATACTTCAAGCAACCAGAAGTACGTATGATGTTGCTTGGCTTTGCCGCTAGAGAAGCATTGCACGTAGCCGCATACTCACACTTGATTGAAACATTGGGTTTACCTGATACAACATATAACGAATTCTTAGCATATCAAGAAATGAAAGACAAGCACGATTATGTGTTAGATATTTCAAATGCGAATGGTGACTTGCAATCTACTGCTACACACATTGCAGTATTCTCTGCATTCACAGAAGGTATGCAGTTGTTCTCTTCATTCATCATGCTATTGAACTTTCCACGCACAGGTAAGATGAGAGGCATGGGACAAATTGTTACTTGGTCTATCGTAGATGAAACACAACATTGCGAATCTATGATTAAACTATTCAGATCATTCATCCAAGAAAACAATGAGATTTGGAATGACGAATTAAAATCTAAGATATATACTATCGCAGAACGAATGGTTGAGTTAGAAGATAAATTTATTGACTTGGCTTTCGGCATTAGCACAATGGAAGGACTTACTTCAGAAGAAGTTAAGAAATACATTCGTTACATTGCAGATAGACGCCTTATCAGCCTTGGGTTGAAAGGTATTTTTAAAGTCAAAAAGAATCCATTACCTTGGGTTGAAGAAATGATTAATGCACCGACACACACAAACTTCTTTGAAAATCGTGCGACAGATTATGCTAAAGGCGCAACCAAAGGCGATTGGGCAGACGTATGGGGTAAAGCGGCATGATAGTCAATTCAGATACAAGAGTTCTTGTTGTAGATGATACGTCAAAACATTTACAAGAGACTGCAAACTTTGCGAGAAGAATTGGTTATAAAGTTGTAGACACCGCAACAAATAATGCTGATGCGTTAGTTAAACTCAAATATCAAAAATATGGTTTGATTATTTCAGACAATGCAGAATTGTTTGAAAGCACAGTAGGCACACCATGCATTCTGACAATCATGGAGTCAGAGCATAAATTGAATATCATCAATTCTAGTGTTCATAAATATATTGTTACGCCTTTTAGCGAAGAAACACTAAAACACACTATAGAAGAAATTTAAGGAACATTTATGACACATTTAAGATATATATTTTGTCTTGCATTGATTATTGCAGGATTTGCATTCTCTGCATGGAACAATTCTGTATTCGCACAGGGAAAACAAAAACCAGGAGTTGTCTATGACGCTAATATTACTAGGGTTATTGATGGGGATACTGTTGCGTTTGAAGCGGCTTGGCTTCCAGACCCACTCAAAAAAGAATTAAGCATTCGTGTGTTTGGTGTTGACACACCAGAAAAAGGACATAGAGCAATGTGCCCAAGTGAAGCACAGCGTGGTGAAGCGGCTAGTAAATTTACAAAAGACATGATTGCCGCAAGTCAAAAACGCCAAGTTGTTCTAATGGACTGGGACAAGTATGGTGGTCGTGTTCTCGGTGACGTTATTCTAAACGGACAAAGTTTACGTGCTATGTTAATCTCTAAAGGCTATGCTAGAGAATACTACGGCGAGGCTAAAACTTCATGGTGCAACTGAATGAGTTTTTTATTAGCTAACTTACCTCCTGTTCATTGTTTTGTAAGAAAAGAATTTCTTTACGATTTTCAAGAGGGTCACGGTGAATATGTACCATGCATTTGGGTTAGCATCAAATCGATTCGTGGTCAAGCATTTCGCATCGAATCATATCTTCCGGAATATGGCGCACTCTATGATAAACTGCCGCTGAGTGCATACGTAAGTAGGAATCACAATTTAGAACCAGATAAATTTGTTCCTCTAGATTATCTACAAATTTGGGACTGTCTTGGTTACAACATGGCAGTTATACAAAAAGTTTTTCTTAAAAACCTAACAGGAAAATTTTACGCAAAAGATAAAAACTGGTATCAAGGCAATTACATGTTCACAGTTGACCATGCCGCACCAGATCACAACATGATTGACTTGACGTATTCTGAATGGCCAGAAGATCACAAGTCTTACAATTTCATTGAACTAGATAATGGACAGTATGCGGCACAACCGAATAATCGATGTATATTCTACGATGCCGCAAGTAATCCTAAAGAAATGAAGTTTCCAGATTTTAAAGTCGCAACAAGAAAGTTTGTTGTTGAACACAATCCGAAATGGGCTTTAGGTGATACAGACACAGTAATGTACGAATAAGGAGAAACTACATGACAACATACAACGTATTCTGCGACACATGCGAAGCTGAGTATACTGTTACACCATTAGCAGGCGCAGGAATCACAACACCAACACATTGCGCTTACTGCGGTTCAACAATAACCGAAGAAGCAATATCAGAAAAAGACGAAGAATGGGCAGATGAGGATTGGGACAAACTAATAGAACATGATGAATGGTCCTCGGAAGACGATAGATGATTATAGCAGGAGTAGATTATTCTCTAACATGTCCTGCAATGTGTGTATTTGATGATGAAGATGGTGAGTTTAGTTTTGAGAAATGTAATTTTTATTTTCTGACCCAATCTAGAAAATACGATGTACAATTTAAAAACATAAGAGGTAAGTTTTTCGACCACGAAGGAATGACTGATGTATTACGATACGATGGTATATCAAATTTCTTCATCGACAGACTGTTAGAGACAGACAAAGACTGCCATGTATTCCTAGAAGGATATTCTATGGGATCAAAAGGCAGAGTGTTTAACATTGCAGAGAACGCTGGCATTCTAAAATACAGACTATGGTTGTTTGCCGTAGAGTGTACAGAGATACCACCAACAGTACTTAAGAAATATGCTACTGGTAAGGGTAATGCAAACAAAGAACGAATGCAGGAAGTCTTTGAAGAATTCAATGACATTCGTTTAAAAGAAGAACTACATATGACTGAGAAGCAATGGAATCCTTCTTCCGACTTGATTGATGCGTATTGGCTATGCAAATATGGATTTGACAAGTTGACATCCGAAGCAAAGTAGAGTATACTCTATATTATAATAGAAAGTGATAATTATGGAAGAAGAAAAAATCAGTTCGTTGTTTGGCATAGATGAAGACAAAAAGCCTAGACAACCAAAAATACTTGGACAATTACACACTCTATATTTGTGTGGCGAATTAACTGCGCCTAACGAATACATAGATTGGTTTGAACTCATCAGAAACGCAAACGAAAATGATGTGATTAAAATTCACATTAATTCTCATGGTGGTAATTTATTTACTGCCGTGCAGTTGATGCGTGTTATGGCAGAGTCCCAAGCAAACATTATTGCATCCGTAGAAGGTGCATGTATGTCAGCCGCAACAATGATATTCTTAGCCGCAGATGGCTTTGAGATATCAGAAAACTCCATGTTCATGTTTCACAATTACTCTGGCGGCACTATTGGCAAGGGTGGTGAAATGTATGACAACATCATGTATGAACGCAAGTGGTCAGATAAATTCATGCGAAGTGTCTATTCAGGATTCTTAACAGACGATGAAATCAAATCCATGTTAGAGAA